AATGCCAGACACTTCCTTCGTCTCGACTTCCAGGATGGCGTAGGTGATGCCATCGGCAATAATGCGATCCTCGATCTTCGGTGCCACCGTCATGCCGACGGCAGAGATGATGCACTTTCGATCCTCGCGCAGGATCGTGGTTCCGTTGATGAAAAGGTCGCTGTATTTCAGCAGCGTCCCGATAACGTCATAATCATTCGTCGTCGGCGTCGGTGCGCCGCCGGTCGCTGGATCGTACGTGCCCGGCGTCAACTGGCGCAGCACCATCGCCACCGGACGATCACCGCCGAATGCGGTCAGCACTTCGAGACAGCCAGCGCGAAACTCCTCGGCGAGGTTCATCGTGGGGGCGTCCACGTCGCGTCAACATGAGCATCGACAAGGCGCCTAATGCGCTGGCACTTGTTGATCTCATGCTCGCAGAGAGTGCTGGGCTTGCGATCCAGCTCGGCAAAGACGGCCTCCAAGACGGCTACGCGATCCTGCAGAGCGCGACCGATCACCATCCAGTCATCGCGGGGGAGATCGGGGATCATCTGGTGCCGAAGTTCGATTGCAGTTCATTGCCGCTATCCCCCACCGGCAAATGATTGTCTTCCATGCCGATGTTGAACTGCGGCGGGACGCGGTCGGTGTCCTGCTCTCGTGTCTGCTTGTCGGACACGGAGATGCCGCCCGCCCATGGGGTGGCACCGCCGCTCGTTGCAAACTGCACGTCGAGGTTAAGCGCATGCTCCAGATAAGCCTTGGCCTTTTGGCTGCGGCTGATGCGCAGATCGCCTGCGGACATGTCGGCTTGGCGCGAGAACGTCGAGGCGATCGAGCGGCAGCAATCCGCCGCCGCGCCATAGACGTTGCCGCGCGCCGCCAGAGCGTAGTTTATCTCCTCGTCCTGCAATAGCTGATCGGACGGCAGCGTGTCGCCGATCAGAAATCTGACCTGCGGCAATTGCGCCGTGTTGAGTTGGCCGAGGCTATAGGTCCAGGTCATTACGGCTCCGGGTTGGCCGGATTGGCCTCGAGTTCGAACGATCCGTCCTCGGCCCCGCTCGGCGATGACGCGCGGGACGACCAGTACACGATGCCGGGCTCCGCCACGGAGGAGTCCCACGTGGCCGTCCACGAGCCTGCGGAATTGACCATCACCATCGATGTTCCCGCCCGCCCCGTCGCGGTCACATAATTGAGACTGAGCGATATACTGGACGGCGTGACGATGTTGCCGTCCGCGTCCTTCGGCGTCGCCGTGAACAAGATCGAATTACCGCGGTCGATAATTTGCATGGTGCGTCTAGTCCTCAACCGTCACGGCAATCGCACTGGGGGCTGCGCCGGCGTCGATGGATGACGGCGCCGCCGTGGTCCCTACAGAGCCGCTCGCAACCGGGAGCGCAATCGATGTGACCCGGATGCTCATGCCGATCGATGCGGGAGTGGCGCGCGCATTCATGAACTTGATTGGTCCGACGCCCGCAAACAGATCGCCAAGCCGCACGTCGGCAATCGCCGCGGCGGCGAGCACTCGGCTGAGAGTCGCAACCACCGAGAGCTGCGCTAAATCAACCGATGCGGTCGCCCCCGACGCCACATCGGCGGTTGCCAGGGCCACGCAGTCGCTCAGAAGCCGGCTGACAGCCGCCGAAACCGTGCCGGAACTCGGGACCGCACTCGTGGCGTTGCCGAGCGTGACGGTCGCCGATGCCGATAAATCGACTTCGGCAGTCGCCCCGGACAGGAGATTGTCAAGAACGGAAGCAGTAACTGACGCGACAATAATTTCCTGGCCGGCGACAACCGATAAGGCATCGAGTGTCGCGACCAACGCCGCCGCGCGGGCAGCGGTCGCCGTCGCAGCCGATGTCGCGTCTCGCAAAGTGGCGGCGCCGGTGATCGGCGTCGATGTCACATGGGCCGTGGCGAGGCTCGCCAGAGGCGATAATGTTGCGTTGAGCGCCACGCCGGGCCGTGCCGTGGCACCGGCAACGGCAGTCACATTGCGTAGGGTCGCGGTGAGCGACGCGGTATCGGTCACCGCTGCGTTCGGTACGCCTATGAGCACGCTCTGCAGCGGCGTGAGGTTGCCGGCGACCGCGGCATTGTCTCGGGTGGTCGCGGTGGCCGCGCTGGTCGCATTGCGCAGCGCCCGCGCGGACTGTGCCTGTACCTTTGCGGTCGCAGCGGCGGCGCTCGTCGCGTTGCGCAACGTGGATGCGGTCGACGCCGTGCGGACAAGGCGCGCGGCGGCATTGATCAACAGCGGCGCCAGCGTCCGGGTCAGGACGGCGCGATGGGTATGCTTGACGACGGCAACGGCCGTCAGTTGGGCCAGCGTTCCCTTTTGTATCTTCGCCTTGCGGATGACGGTCTTGGACGCCAAGCCGGAAGCGCTTGCCGAGGCCGCGCCAGATGCAGAGCCGACTGCGGTCCTGAGCACCGGAGCCGCAACGCCGGCGACGGAGGCGGCGCCATCCGCCGACCCGGCAACGCGGCGGGCGGTGACGCCGACACCGGAGACGGACGCGGTGCCATCCGCCGCGCCAACGCCAGAGACAATGGGGCTGGGGAGGAGGAGGAGTAATGCCCTGATATCCGGCACGTCAGAACGCCCGGATGATCTTTGGGGTTAGAAAACCGCGACGTTGAAATTCGTGACCGGATTAGGAGGCGAGGACGGCATGGTCACGTTGATGGTCGCGGACGGGGCGGACAGTAGCGACCCATCGCCATCGATAACATAGAATCCATGATTTGAGCCGGGTACAAGGTTCAGGATAGCGGCGCTGCCAGCATCCCCTGGCGAATATCCTCCACTGGAGGCAATTGGTACGGATGGAGTCGGCGACGCGGTATCAAACGCATAGTAACTCAAGCCCCCTGCCACGAGAGGCGGAGCGGTCGGATCGACGCGGGATGTCGGAAAGGTCCAGGTGAGGCGTGCCGTTGACATGCTTATGCTCCTTGCAGCGAGTCCAGTGACCGGGTTGGGCGGGGATTTCTTCTTACTAGGCATTGCCATCGGTCACGGTGAATCCCGTGATGTTGACAAGCTGCCCGAGCGCGATGCTCGTATTGTCGATCGTCATGTCGCCGCCGCCGCCCGTCGCCGTGATGTTGCCCTGCATGATGCAGGTCGTGCCATCCGACTTGTAGAGACGGAAATAACCGGCGGTCCCGTTCGCCACGGCATTCGCCGAGATCGGCGTGTTATTGAACGACTTCGATCCGCCCGATGCGTTGGCGGCCCAATCCGAGGCGAGGTCGAACTCGACCAGCAGCGTGCCGGTGGTCGATGCCGCGCAGCTCGCCGGGACCGATCCCGTGTACATCATCAGCTTTGCAGCGGTGCCCGCATCGGTCTCGATGGCGTCGAGCCTCGCATTGCGCGTCGAGGTCGCGAGTTGAATGGTCATGGGGTGAACCGGCCTCCGGTCGCGGGATCAAAAGTTGATTGCAAGCGGCAAATTTGCCGCTTGATCGGTTAGGCGACGCGCCGGTTCGGCGCGATGTCGATCGTCAGCGATGTCCCGCCGCTATAGGTTCCGACCGTTACCCACTTGACGCGATAGTGCGAACCGAGCAGGCCGGAAATGACCGTGTTTGCCGTGAGCGTCCCGTCGCTCGGCGTCGCGATCGATGTAATCGGCGTCAACCGCGAGAGGTTGAACAGCTTGCGGCCCGCGGTATTGGCAAAGCTGAATTCGGCGATGTCGCACCAGGTCGTGCCGCCATCGAATGATGTCTGCAGATAGGCGTCGACAGATGTCCCGCCGGTGCCCCCGACGAAGTTCGCCTGCACCGCCATGGTGTCGGGCGGGAGTGCCAGCGACTTGGCGGTGGCGGACAAGCCCGCGCCGACCGCGGTCGTGATCGTGCCCGTCGAGAGAATTCTCATGCGAGCCTCGTGCCGCCCGCAGACACGTCGACCGCAAGCGAACTCGCGCCGGCATAGGTGCCGCTGCTCGACCACTTGACGCGATAATGCGAGCCCAGCAGGCCATCGACCGATGTGTTCGACGACAGCGCCCCGTCGCCCGGCGTCGCGATCGACGAGACCACGGTCGAGCGCGACAAATTATACATGCGCTTGGCCGCGGCCGTGGTGAAATGGAACTGGGCGATGTCAGTCCAGGTCGTACCCCCGTCGAACGATGTCTGAACATAGGCGTCGACCGCCGTGCCGCTCGATCCATACGCAAAAGTCGCATAGATCGCGAGGCTCGTCGGCAGCGGCCCTTGGGCCGTCACGACGGCGGACGTTAGATTCGTGTTCGCCGTCGAGATCGTCCCGGTGGAAAGAAGGCGCATGTGGACCCCTTTAGGTATCGGAGAACATCAAAACAGCGGCCCATATGACACCCGCCACAAAACAGACCCCGCCAGCCATGCCGATGACCACTTCGAAAAGGAACGACCCATCGTCAAAGCTGGCGGTTTTGTCTAGCCTTGCAGCCGAAACGATTAAGGCTAGACCAAACAGCATGAGGACGGCGATGCGGAAGGCGGCGGCCATTTTAGTCCTTCCCGTATTGAACGAAACGCTTCCAGAAGCGTCGATCTCCAAATTTCTTATCGTCTGGTGGTGTGGACAATGTACTCCAGAACCCGAAGGCTCCTATGTTGTCGTACTCTGGCGGAAAGCGGCCTGCCGACCGCCAGCACATATTATATTCCATCACCTCGCCGGTTTCCCGATCCATCCGGTCCCGGCGCCACAAGAACTCAGCCCGCATCAGTCCGAAATACCAAGGGACAACGCGAGTTTCCCCTGTCCGATACCACGGGCCGACTTTACGGGAGGTCACCGCAGCGCCCGCTGGATCAGTCGCCGACGGGAACGCACTCGCCGACGATCTCGGCATCAGGGAGAGTTTCCAGCACGACATCGAGGACCATCTGCCGATCGTTCTTGAGACGGGCCATGCACTCCTCGATGGCAACGGGTTCTGGCGATCTCATCGTTCCCAGGGGAACGCCGGCGACCAGGACAGTAAACACCGCGATAAACAGCATCTGCATCTGATTATGCTCCCAGGAACCGGGACCACTTGCCCGATTCGATGTCGATATACATGCACGTGATGTCGTGCGCCTGCGCAACGCCGGTGCCGGTGGCGATGCCGTTGATGGTGTCGGGATCGGTGCCGAACACCTGAAGCGAATTGGAAGCCGCCGCATTCTTGACGATCACGATCCCGCCCGAGCCCTTGGCGGGCGGTAGAGCCGCGCTGTCATTTCCGCTCGCGACGGTGCTGACGACGTTCATCCCGAACGAAAGCTTCGTGGCGCCGGTCTGTGCGCCGCCAGCCAATGCGGTCAGGCCGCGCCGCGCCCCGACAAAGTAGAGAACTTGGGCAGCAACTTTGCCCTTCCATCGCTGAACAAATCCCGTGGCCATGACTGGCTCCCTTCATTGGTTTTGATTCTGGGAAAGTAAAAGGCGAGGGCGCGGCGGCCCTCGCCGACTCAGCCGAGCATCGCCCGCGCCTGCTTGTTCGTGAGCGGCTCGGAATTGACCTTGCGACCCTCGACCACATCATAGGCACCCTCGCCGCGCGGGACGAGGAAACGCTCCACGTCACCAGCCTTGGGGTAAACCTCGATGTAACCGATGTTCAGCATCGCCTGCCGCGTGGCCCTCGGCATCGCCAAGATTTCCTCGCGCGACAGGTGCGTTCCGTTGGAGATCGTCTTGCCGCGGGAACTGTAGCCACCGGGACGGCGGACGAATCCGCCGCCGATCATGTCATCAGCGAGTGGACGAATTTGCATTACCGCCCCTTACTGCGTGATGCCGGAGAAGAAATAGCCGAGGTCGGCCCCGACCACTTCCATGTCATAGGCCATTTCGGCCTCGGTGCGCACGGTCTCACGGCCGAGCCACGGCATCGGAATCTGGTAGATGGTGATGCCGGCGTTGGCGAGACCGAGATCGCCCTGCCAGGCGAAGGTGTAGCCGGCAGCCGGAACTCGCAGCCCGGCCGCGGGCGGGGCATAGCTCAGCAGGGCATTCTTGCCCTGGACGAACGACATCGTGGTGGGAGTGGTCGCCGTATCGGCGGCGGCTTCCCTGGACGAATTGTAGACGGCTTCGCAGACCAGAACCTCGTCCACATCGAATGCCTTCGCCAAGAGTTGCGGCGTGATCGCGCCGACCGCAGGCGTGGTGTACTTGATGCGGTCGATCACGAGCGGGTGCTTGCGCAGCGCCTGGAACACCGGCCATCCGAGGGTGAGCTTGTTCGGCTTCTGCCCCGTGTTCTGCAGGATCGCGGTCTGGCCGGTGGCCACATCGGAAAAGGGGTCGCCGTTGGCATCGTCGTCCCAATAGGCCGCATGGGTAGAATCGCTCGTCGCGGCGCCGGTGATATCGGTTCCCCAGACGCCGGTGGTGAAGTAGGTCGATGCCCACTTGCGCTCTTTGCTGATCAGCATCTGCTGCATCAAGCGCTGCGTGGTCGCCGTGTCGAGATCGACCGCGGGGTCCTGGTTGCGCCGGGCCTGCGCGCCGATGTCCTGGGCGAGCGCATAGGTCAGGCACGAATAGCTCGCAGTATCGAGGCGGGCGCCGACGCGGGCGGCCTCGGTGCCGTCGGCGCGGACCTTCGCTTCATCGCGGTAGTAATCCCCTTTGAACCAGCGAAAATATTTATCACTTTGATGTACGACGGCCACCGTAGGAAACACCTTGTCCGCCACATATGCGGTGCTGCTCTGCATGTATGCGGTGGCGACGTTCGTGAGCGCAGCCGCTACGTGAACGTCTGAATACTGCGGGTTCTGGGGCATAAAGCCCTCCTTCAATGGGATGCGGCGGCATCATCACGACGCGGCCAAAAATGGTTTTGAGCGAAAAGAGAAAGTCTCGCGGATGCCGGGAAATATCCGGCACTCGGAAAAACCGAGGCCACTCCAAATTCAGTGGTCCGCCGAGACGGTAGCGCCGGTGCCTTCTATAGGCCCCGGTCAGAATTACGCGAAAGTGACGGGCCGCACGTAGCAGGCGCCGATGTCGCCGGCCGAAACGGTCTCCATCGCGATGGCCACCGGATTGTTGCCGGTGGTCTGCGTGATCAGCTTGCCGGTCGAAACCTCGGTTTCGAGGGTGTCACCGGCCGTCCAGCCGCCGGAACCGGCGACCGCTTTGGTCGCGCCGAAGGTGCAAACCTCCGCGGCCTGCCCAGACGTGGGCTTGTTCATGAGAATGCCGACGATGGACTCGCCGCCGGCCGACGCGACGTTGACGGCGCGGGCCGCGGTCTGCTTGACCGCGTAAAACTGCTTAGCCGAGAGATCGGCGGCGGCAGTCCATGAGCTGCCGTCGTGTAGGGCGGTGGATTCGGTTGCCATAGGCGTTGTCCTTCAATGGGATGGGGCGGCGTCTCACGACGCTGCTAATTTGAAAAAAAGATGACCGGCCCGAGCCGCTCGGTTGCTCGGCCGCGGGTGCGTGAAGTGCAGATGCCGGTCAAGTTGGATCAGGCGCGAGATGGAATCGAACCATCGACCTCCCGGTCATCCGGCTTAACCGGATCATATACCGGGTGTTCTAACCGGCTGAACTATCGCGCCCAAAAGCGGACGCCCTCGCATCCCGCGAATGACGGACTCGAACCGTCGGGGCGGCCTAGCTCGTTACGCTGCGGCCGACACCTTCGCCATCCGCTCGCGCTTCTCCTGCGCGACCAGATCGCGGTTGGCCGGATCGCTGTACGCCTTGGCGAATGCTTGGGCCTCCGTGAGGCTCGCATCGGCCTTGCGCAGTTCCTCGGCCTTGACGGTCAGGATGTCATAGGCATTCCCCGATGCGCCGCGGCTGGTGCCGAATTCCTTGAACACCCCGCCGACCCGCAGGGCTGCGTCCCTGGCCTTGGCGACCTCGGCATGCTTGTCGATGATCTTGCCGAGTGCTTCCTTGTCGCCGCGCTCGGCCTTCTGCAAAACTTCGCCGAAGTCCTCGGGCAGGCCGGCGTCTACTGCGCGCTTCTTGAGCGTGGCGAGCGCTTTGTCGTCCTCGAGGGCGGCGAGGCGCTTTTTCATTTCCTCTCCCTCGGCGAGGGCCTTCTGAATGTGCGCCGGGAGCCTCTTCTCAACCGGATTGTCGGCCATGTGTGCGTCGCGCTCGTCAGGCGACTTCGCGGCGAACTTCTTTTTCTGCTCCTCCGACATGTCGGCTGCGTCCATATAGCCCTTGTGCTTGTCGGAGAGCTTCAGGACGGCGTTCTCGGTAGTGAGTTTATCGATCGTCGCCTTGCCGGCATCGACGGCCGCCTGCAGCGGATCGACGGCCTTCTTGACTTCGTCGGCGATCGCCTTCTTGAATTCGTCTTGGGTCATGTCTTTGTCGTCCTTCTGTGTCGCCTTTGCCACCGCGGCGGCCAAAGCCTTTTCCATTTCCTCGGGCACGATCGCACCAACGTGCGCCTTGTATTGCTCGAATGTCTGCTCGAGCATCTTCTGCTTGTCGGTCACGCTGTCGTCATCGAGGATCGATCTGATCGACTCGTGCAAGGCGCAATTGGCCTCGTCTATTTCCTCGCACATCGCCTCGGCGTAGCCCGAGGCGTCTTCGTCGGTTTCCTTGGCGTCAACGGCATCATCGAAAAGAACGGCGCCGTCGCCGTCGGCTGCGTCCTTGGCAACCGCGCGCTTGCCCCAGTCCTCCGGGATCATGTCCGACGCGCCGAGCGTCTTTGCCCGCGATATGATATGCGCCTTGGCCTTCGCCTTGTCCTTGGCGCGGCCGAAGGCATGAATGGCGTTGGCGAGGTCGCCCTTGTTCTCGATCGGGAACGATCCATCGGGGAGTGCTGCGCCGGTGCCGGCGAGTTGCTTGCGCTCGTCGTCGGTGAAATCTTTTTTGTACAGCATCACCCGCGCGCCCTTGTTCGCAGGCGCATCGACCAACGAAACCTCGGAAATCGTTATGTCGGTGAGATGCTGGGGCATTTAAGAGTCCTTTTGCTGACGACGCGCTTTGCGCCGGGCATACGCTCGCGGAATCCGCCAGCCGATCAGCCACGCCTCGGACATGGCCGGATCGCGAAACGGGGGACATCGGTCGTGGCCGAGGAGATAGGAACGGGCTCCTTGCGCCGAAATCTGGGCGAGCGCGTCGAGCCGAGAGATTGTGGAATTTGAATCGTAAATCGGCGACTCACGAAGATCGAGGATCATCGCGCTCCTTTGCGGGCTGCTCACAGATGCCGTCGCAGCAATGGGCAATGCCGGTGCCGTTGCACTCGGGGCAGGGCTCCAGGCGAAACCAGCCGGGCCTCGTCGCCACGGCGATGTTGCCGCAGCCTTCGCAATGTGAGCACTTCATGGTTTATGCAGCCGCCCTCATGCCGCGCCCGCCGATCGAGAACGAGCGATAATCCCCGCTCTTGACCTTCGCGAACACGTCCGCATCGAGGCGAAAGCCCACCCATGCGCCGACCTTGCCGAGGTCGATGCCGAGCGCCTCCTGCTTGTCGCGTGTGAACACCACGCACTCGACGAGATCGCCGACGCCGGTGCGCTCGTGCATCTCGCCAGCGATCCGGGCGTCCTTGGCGAAGCCATAGAAAGCGTTTTCAAGCTCGCGCTCGGAGATGATGTCGCCCTGCTGGTCGATGACGGGCTCGCCGTCCTCCTCGATCACCGAGGCCCAGCCGAACACCAGACGCTGGTCTTCGTCGGTCTTGGTGATTGGGACGATGCGGGACCATGTGTCGGCGTGCTTGGATGTCTTCAAAGTCTTTCCTTTGTTGCCGCCATACGCCACCGAGAACAGCCGCGCCTTGCGCTTGCCCCCGCCGGTCGACGACACATGGACATCACCCACGGTGGGGTTATCCTTGG